GAAATTCATCTCAAGATTAATTTTTAAATTATTTTCGCCGGTTTTTCATGGGAGACGAGATTTATGTATCCTTTTTTTTACTATATAAGAGAATTTTCTCTTTATTTTTGATTATTTTTGTAATTAATAATTTAGTTATGTATTTTAGTCATTATAAAGTTCTTACAGTGAATCATATATAAAAATTGAATCATTCCTTTGAAGGTATTACATCGTAATGTCGTGGTAATATTTTGATATTCTGGTGAATAGTTTTCCCGCCTGTTGAAATAGCATCCTTTACGCCAGTCATCAATAGTATGTATTATACTATCTTCTTCAATAGTATCTTCTTCCATTATCAATGGTAAATATATGTTTTTCATTATATATATAAAGATATTATACCTTTATATATACTATTTTATTATTCTCTTCTATACCATCATGTGCCAAAAATCCAATTCCTTTTTTATATTATATAACTATCTATATAATATAAAATTAATTATATTAAGTTTTAAAAATAATAATAAAATTGGAATATTGGAATTAACCTTTCTTTACTAATGTATCAAGTGAAGGGCCTCGACTTGGTATAGGTTGACGTTGTAAAGGCTGTGGTAATTCAATTTGTTGTAATCCTTCATTAGATTCTAATTCAACTGATCTATGTATTTTAATACAACAACATTCTATTTTATCACATTTAGATTTAAATAAATATTGGGCCAGTGCTAGTATACAGGCTATAATGGAGGTGATCATAAATGACCAAAACATTTCGGTGAACATTAATATAAATAGTAATTTAATGTTTAATTGGTTATCCTTCATAATATTTCATGAATAATTGTTCTGACATTGTTGAAAAGTTATCAACTGCCAAGTCTCTACATACAATATTTAATCCCTCTGGATCAGTTTTATTAAGTTCTTTTGGTAATATATCACTGGTCTTTGATTTCCTCATATAATAATTACGGGCTTGTAAAAACTTCTTATGTTCTTCAGGTGTTAGATCCCTTAAATGTTTAGTCTTCTCTGCCTTTTTAACTTTACGTTCTTCTTTCTTAGCCTCTGCGTATTTCTGTAATCGTGCGATCTTCTTCTCATCTGATAATTTATTTTTTTGTAATTTATCTGCTTTCTTACTTAATACCTTCATAATAGCTTCTTCAGTCTTAAATAGTTTTAACATTAAGTCATGATATTTTTGATTAAATTTATCAATAGTATCAAAAGAATATGAATCAATTATTTTCTTCTTTTTAATACCTTCAAATTCTGGGTTCTGTAAACTATGGGCGATCTGATCTATTAAAGGCATATTTTTATATTTATATGGTTGTAATAGAATATCCTTATCCATCTTTAATTCTTCCTTGTCTTGCTTAGACGGATGATATTTAATGTGTTCCTCATCTGCTTTTACCAGTTTTTTTAATTTATTTTTAGGAGTCTTAAGTAGTTTATTCATTTCATTTATTGATTCATTGATATCTGGATATTGTTTTTGTTTAGGTTGGTCTATTAATGATCCTACTAGATCCATAATGGATTTAATAGAATTAACATGTTTATTATTTGGAGGTTCTGATGATTTAGTCTTTTCAACTTTTGAAATAAGGTCTTTAATATTATTAGCTGTTTTAGATTCTTTCTTTTCTGGTTTTGAATCTATATTTAAAAATTTGTCTACATCTTTCTCTGTTAATACTTTACCATCAATAATAGCACTTGTTAATTTACTTTTATTAATTAAACTTAATTTTTTTGAATCAATATATCCTTTTAATTTACTTATCCTTTCCATATTTGATTTACTTCTATTTTCACTTTTTTCTTTAGCATCTCTAAACGCTTGCATTAAATTTGACTTTCTTCTTTTGATTTCATTATTCATAAAATCACGGGTATCTTTAGTCATACTATCTTTTGACATTATTATTATTATGTTATTATTTATTTATATACTTTTTTTTAGTAATTTATTTTATTATACTTTTTCTTTTTTCCCATTGCTTTCTTTTTAATTCTAATAATTTATCTGATGGTATAGAAGCAATATCACTTGTATCAATAAATTTAAAATTATGTAAATTTAATAATAAATGATCATTTTGACCACTTGTAGAACCTTTTGCAGCCTTTTTATATGGTCCAGTTGTAACACGTGAAACATCTAATATATTATCTTCATCTTCATATTTATTTAAATATTCTTTTTGTGACGTTGATAAAACGCCTTTATTAGTAAGGATAACATATAATATATCTCTTCTTTTACTTCCGGCTATTCGTGTTAACTCATCACGTGTTTTTTGTTTAACACGTGTTCTATCATTTTGCAATTTTACAATATGATGTTTTCCTCTTAATTCTTCATCAGGGTTCTCTTCATCCATTTCTTCCAAATGTTTATTATATAAATTAAATTTTGTAAATCTTACAGGAATACCCGATGAAGAATATTGAGAAAATCTTTTATTATTTGATGGATTAATTGGTTTAATATATTCTTCAGTTTTTTCTTTCATTTCTTGTTGTAATGATTTAATTTGATTTTTAAAATATCTTTTTTCTTCTGACGTTTTAGCTTCATTCATGTAATTCTGAGAATCTTTAATTTTATCTTTTAAATCAGTTATTTCAACATCTTCTAAAATTTCCTTTCCTATAAATGTTTTATAATCTTCTTTTAATAATTTTAATGAATTATCTATATCAATTGAATTATCATATTTTTTAGCCTCAATATAAATAATTTTTTCTTTATTATTAGAATCTTTAATAACTGTTCTGTATGCATCAAATGTTGTAAATTCACCACCTTTGTTTTCTTCTTCATTCTTTTTTTTCTTTTTTTTTTCAATTTTTTCTAATGTATATGTTTCACCTGTATCACCGTATGTTTCATTAATAATTTTCATTAATAAAGGATCATTATTAAATAAACAGTCTTCGAAATCTTTTCCTGATGGATATAAATTTTGTTTTGTTCTTCTAGTTCCTTTAACTGTATAAACCTGATCACCTATAGGATCACCTTTATCACCAATTCCTCCATCTGTTAATGGGTCAGGAATTGTAAATAATTGTGAAAAATGTGATTCATCATAACCATCAAAATTATTTTTTGTAGGAATCATTTCTTCTATAGTATTGTCAATTTCTTCATCTTTTATTTTACTTAATGAATATATTTCATCTATTTTTTCTTTTTCTTTTTTTGTTAATGTATCATATATAAAATGTTCTGTAATTGTATTATTAGGTTTTCCTTTCTTTCCTTTATTACTTTCCATTCTAATACGTTTTTCTTCTTGTAATCTTAATTTTTCTTCTTCTTTAATACGTTTTTCTTCATTATATTCTTCTTCTTCAAGTTGTATTACTTTCATAATAGTAAGAATATTTTTTAAAATAGTTTTAGCCTCTTTTTTCTTTGGATCTTTTAAATATTTAAATATTGCATTTTCCATTAAAGTATTATTATTTTTATATAATTTAGATTCATATAAATCACCTAATATTTCTTTCCTTATAGATGTATTTAATCGAGTTCTTAAAAATGTATCTATTTCAGCTTTTTGATCATCATTTAATTTATCATATCTTTTAAATTTTTCAGGATCATTTAATATAGATGTGACACTCTCTATTTCTTCAGGTGGTTCAGCTTCTTTACTTTCTTCAACACCTCCATTATATACACCTTCATCAATTAATGGATATTCATCTTCTTCATCTTCTTCATCTTCTTCATCTTCTTCATCTTCATCTTCTTCATCACTTCCACCTCTTCCAATCATACCACCTTGTAATCTATATTGTGGTAAATGATAACCTAATCCGCCCTGACCTCTTAAATGTGGGAATGGTATGTGACCATCATTATATAAATATAATAGTTTTTTTAACATTATTATATTTATGTAATCTAATATTTAAATAATATTAATTACCTTTAATTTTATCAATAATTAATTTTTCTAGTTCTGGTCTTTTAATAGTAGTTTTAAAAGTAATATTATATTTTTTAGCATAATCTTTTAATAAAGTCATATTTTTAATACCTTTGACTTTTTTAATTTCATCATCAATACTAGTTGATACAGATGTTTTAGTAGTTGGTATTGGTAATGGTAATGGTTTTATTTCTGCGGGTTCTCCAGCTTTAATATTCTTTTTAGATTTAGGTTTTTCATCTTCTTTTTTAGGTTCTTCAACTTTAGGAGGTTCTGGAGGTGGATTTAATATTTCATCATGTAAATCATATGATTTAGGTAAAACTGGATATCCTTTATTTTTTAATGTTTCCTTCATATGTTTAGATGGAAACCAATGTTTATTATATTCTTTTTCATATTTTAAGTATTGTTTATAATCTCTAGGTTCAAACATAGGTTCATCTAAATGTTGATATATATAATATCTTTCTTTTGTTGGTGCATTTATGACAGAATTAAATAAATCTTGTTGTTTTTTTATTAAAACTTTTTTTTCACGCTTATTAAAATTATCATTTTGTATAATTTTTTCACTAATTTTATTAATAATTTTTTCTTTATATTTTTCAATGTCATCAATACCATATTTTTTATTATATTTTTCAATTTTTCTGTTTAATAATCCTGTATTAGATAAATCTAAATTTTTATTTTCAGGATTAAGAATATCCATTACAAAATCTAACTGCCATTGAATAGGTTTTCCTCTTAATACTAATGATATTGAATGTAATATTGAAGGATCTGTAATATCTTTATGTAAATCAATTATATCATTAATCATATCTTTTTGTTCTTGTTTATTTACAAATGGAAAATTCTTTCTTCCTTCATATCCAACATAAGGAAAATTTGATTTTTTATAAAATCCTAAAACTCTATCTCTTTTTGATTGTCCTTCCTTAGCATTTTCAGTCATTATTTGTGTCGGTGCTCTAACTTCTTCTAAATATTTTTTAACTTCATCAGATTCTTTAATCACTGGTTTTATAATTTCTGGTTTTTTAGGTTTTAGTGGTTTTGGTCTTGGATATAGATTCGATAAACTTTTTACATATGTATCATATTTTTTACTGTATTCTTTCATTTCATTTTCATATTTTTCTTGTTCTGCTTTTTGTTTATTTAATTTATCACTTATTTTTTCATGTTTTTCATATATTTTTTTATATTTTTTTTTTTTTTTTTTTTTTAATTTTTTTTAA